GGCATTAACTTCTGGGTATGAGTGGGGCACAAAAGCAACTCTTAAGGATGTTGCTGATGCTTATGCCTCAATCTATGAAGGAAAGAAAAAGGACCAAGACCAAGATGGTGATAAAGACTTTGCAGACGTAATGATTGCAAGAATGATGGCATCTGGAATGTCAAGAGCAGAAGCAATCGCAGCAGTTAGAAATAAAGAATATAATGAAGAATATGAATTAGATGAAGCAACCAGAATGAGAAAGGAACTTGGTAAAGAAGGTGAAACTAGAGTTCGTGGAGAACTTGCTGCACGTTCAAGAGCATACAATCGTTCTGGTAGTGTAGATAAGACGATCGCAGCAGCAGAGAGAGGTGCTGACCGTCCTTATATCAAGCACAAACGTGATGAGTCTGATGCGGACCGTAAGAAGAGAGAAGAGAAGCAAAGCAGAACTCTAAGAGGACTTGCATCATCAAGAAGAGGGTCTGTTAGAGATAGGCCAAGAGTAGAACTCAGAGGATATGCTGCTAAGGTAGAAGGTTCTGATAAAGACCTACAATCAGCAAGAAGTTCCGCAATGTCTGCAGGAACTTTAACACCAAAAGAGAAAAAGCAACTGGGTGAAGAGTATCAAATTTACGAAATTGTATCATCATACCTTTTAGAGAACAATTTTGCAAAGACAATCAATGATGCAAATGTAATTATTGAAAATATGAGTGAAAACTGGATTTTAGATATTCTTGAGGCAAAAAAACCTCTTCCTGTTTCCAAAATGAAGAGAAAAGAAAGTAAACTTCTTGATAATGAAGAGGGACAACTAAAAGCACTAAGAACTGATGTTGGTTCTAAAGAAAGAAAGGCAAGAATGAAAGAACTTCAAAGATTTGATAATATTAATAGTGTAAGAACAAGTGTTGCTAAAAGAGGTGGTAAGCAGCAGCATCCAATGCCTGAGATTGGAAGATATAAACCAAAAGACGAAGATTGATTTGATATATTCTTACACCCTCTTGACGGGGGTGTTTTTTTATGTCTAAAATGACTCTGTGGAGTTTCAAGAAAATTCTAGGTTCTAAATAGCTCAAAATAAACTAATGGTTATGAGTTATGAAAACCCTTGGAGATTCAATGGAGAAATTTTTGAGTCTTCTGATATTCAAGATAATTTTGGTTTTGTTTATCGTATTGACTGTCTTGAAAATAATCGTAGCTACCTTGGAAGGAAATACTTTTGGAGTTTCAGAAAGAAAAAAGGTGCTACTAGACGAAGTAAACAAGAATCTGATTGGAAAAAGTATTACGGATCTTGCCCAGAACTCAAAGAAGATGTAAAAAAATTTGGGAAAGATAAGTTCAAAAGAACTATTATATCTCTTCATAAAACACCAGGTAAAACGAATTATGAAGAAACCAAACAACTCTTTGTAAATAACGTCTTGACCGAGGCTCTTGACGATGGAACTCCTGCGTATTATAATTCTAATGTCCTAGGAAGATATTATCGGAAGGATTATTTTGATGAATGACCTAAAAGTAAAAAAAGTCTGCAATACATTAATCGAACAGCATATTAACCGTATGCACGAGTTGTGTGATGAGGGTCGAATTAAAGATGCTGAAAGTGTCTATAGTGAGATTCGAGACTGGGTTATTCAAAAAGAAAATCTTAAGGTACTATCTTTAGAGTATATAAGTGGTTATTTTATGGATTTGTAACAATTCTAAATAATCACTTATAATGAAAAAACTCTTTTATTGAGTTCCCTATTATGAGTAGGGTTTTTTTGTAATTAGTCTTTGAGATGTGACATTTAGAGCCGTGGGCACTGCCCCTGAGAAGGGGAACTACTCCTTTGCCTATACGGATGTAGAGTTCAATTAAATTTAATGCAATCTATCTTTACAGTAGCCTTGCCCCTTTTGGCAACGGTTACAACCAGCACGGCATCACTGCCATTCGTCAACTACAAGATGCAAGGTCCGCCTCCTCCAGTCCCTGGACAAGCACCTTTCTCAGTTATTAAAGAGTTTGACCTTGTAGATGAAAAGAAGACAGCAATCCGAGAGGTTGCTCCCGAAAAGCCAAAAGAAAAGAGGTTAATTTGTAAAGGGTGTAATGAGTATGAAAGTACTGCTCTGGCATTTTTCCAGGAACGTGGTATTAAAGACAGAAACGCCCTTGCTACTATCATGGGTAATATTCGTCAGGAATCTACTTTTATTCCTAACATTTGTGAAGGTGGTAGCAGAACCAGTTGGAGTAATTGCGGACGTGGTTACGGACTGATTCAATGGACATCTGCCAATCGTTATTATGGATTGGGTGATTTTGCTAAGAAGTATGGTGGTTCACCATCATCACTTCACACGCAACTTCGTTATCTGACGAATGAAGTCCAATGGAAAGAGATTGAAGACAGGATGAAAACACCTGGAAAGTCTATCAATCGTTACATGGACTATGCGTATAGTTGGATTGGATGGGGGCATCATGGTGCTCGCACTTCGTATGCTCATGATTATGCTTCTCGTCTGATTACGGTAGAAATTTGATAAAATAGAATAATAGGGAAGGAATAGATTCCTTCCCTTTGACATTGGTGATTAAATATTTTAAAATATAAAAAATGCGGGCATGGTGTAGAGGTAACATCTGAGCCTTCCAAGCTCCAGTCACGGGTTCGATCCCCGTTGCCCGCTTGAACTAAATTGCAATTAATAAAATGTTAAAAATAAGATGCAAAAATTGTAATACAGAATTAGAGTCATACTCATCACAAACAAAGTGTTGTGGTTGTGATAATATGACCACCCTTTCTGGTGAAAAAATAAGTGCTCTCGATTTATCTTTAGTTGAGATGATTACTTTTAGTAAAACAAAAGATACAAAATCAGTTTTAAGTAAGGAAGATCTACTCTATCAAGAAGCAAGAAGAACTAGAAAAGTTAAAAGACTAGACTTTGAAATTCGTTAATTTTTAATAATGTTTTAATCTATGTGTTGTTATTAACACAATACGTAGACAATTTAATTGGCATATTTATAATATATTAGTATACCAATTTATTAAACCTATGGATCAGCACACCTATAATAACTGGGTGAAGATCAAGGAGACCTTTGAACAGTCTGGCAATACTAATAATATGTTCTATAAAAGAGCAGTAGAAATTGTAAAAACCAGAAAAGATCCTCTTGCGAAATTTCTTGGAGATGAAAAGTGATGGAGACTCAAGATGAATTTATTACACGTTTTGAAGTGCAGGAGATGATTGATGATGCAATACGAAAACACAATCGCAATGCTTCAATTATCTCAATGTGTGTTGGTTGGGTTGTTCTTGCACTTTTTGCTGAGGGTCTTCTTCGACTCGTTGGAGTAATACCACCTTTATTGCCATGGCTAAACATTACCTTGAAATAATTGGTATATCCTTTCTATTAATATTTGCTATTACAATTGTATACCAAGGAAGATGCATTTCTAAGGGAAAATGTGGTTATTCTTTACGTGATTATATGAAACAAGATAGCATGAATATGCGAAAAAGAATTGAAGAATTACTTAAAGAAAAATGATACAAATTACGGAAAAGGATTTAAAAGAACTACAGGAAAGAGTATTTCAGCAAAAAATGGATGAACTTTTTGAAGAACCATCTACATACGAGGACTATGATGACTACGACGGAATGGATAGAAATTATTAATTTTATTTCGCATATGCTTTATATGTTCATTTCATTTATGTGTGGTATTATCATTGGTTATATTGTAGGATTTTCACGAGGTAATAGAGGATAATAATATGAAAGATTTAATTTTTTCTACATTTGTTATTTTTGCAACAATCATAATTTTTATATATTGGGGTTTAAATAACGCATATCAACAATGAAAAAAGAACATAAATGTTGGCATTTTGTAATGTCATCTTTAGCAAGAATTTATGGTGTAAAAAAAGTGAAAAATAATGAATCATTTCATTCTTTTGCATTGGAGTGGTGTGATAAACATAATTATACTTGTGATATTCATCTAGATGATTTAAGAAAAGTGGATGCTTATTTTAAGCAAGAATACGAATCTTGGGAGAGGTAAATGAAAGTAGGATTAATCGGACTCGGAAGGATGGGAGAAGGTATGTCCCGTCGTATGATGAAGGCAGGCATAGAAGTCTGGGGATATAGGAGAAATTATGAAAAAGCAAACGAAGCATTTGAAAAGGGATTTGTTAATGGAATTACAACTACTATTGAAAATCTTGTTAAAGTAGTTAAACAAAATAAAAATGGCAAATATCAACCAGGTATATTTCAGATGGTTGTCCCTGCCGAAACAGTTGAGGAAACAATTAATGAGTTATTACGATATTGTAGTGAGGGAGATATTATTATTGATCATGGCAATAGCAATTTTAAAGACAGTCGGAAAAGAGCAGAACGTCTGGCAAAATTGGGTATCCAATATATTGATTGCGGCACTAGTGGTGGTGTTTATGGTTTGGATCGTGGATACTGTCTTATGGTTGGTGGCAGAAATACTGCGGTCTCCACTTGTGCAAGAATTTTTGATGCCCTCTCCCCAGGAATCAATGCTGCCCCAAGGACTCAGTTTGACTCAGACATAACCTCTGCTGAACACGGATGGTTGCATTGTGGTGGTCCAGGTGCGGGGCATTTTGTGAAGATGGTGCATAATGGCATTGAGTATGGTATTATGCAGGCATATGCAGAAGGATTCAACATTATTAAAAATGCAAATGCAGGGGCAAAGTATGTCAAAGAGGGAGATGCTGAGGTTGCTCCAATGGCAGACCCAGAATCTTATTGTTATGATATTGACGTTGCTGAGGTGGCTGAGTTATGGCGTAGGGGTAGTGTTGTTGGGTCTTGGCTTCTTGACCTTACCGCTGATGTTCTTCGGAATGATGGTGAACTTAAACAATTCTCTGGAGGAGTTTCCGACAGTGGTGAGGGTCGTTGGACTGTTTCTGCCGCTGTGGACCTTGGTGTACCCGCTCCTGTCATCACTACTGCCCTTTTTGAAAGATTCAATTCACGCAGTCTGGGTACTTTCGCAGCCAAGGTTCTGAATGGTATGCGTTATATGTTTGGTGGACATCATGTTAGGTAAGGCATTATTATTTCTTGCAGTACCCTTTGTTCTTTCTACTTTGTATTTTGGTACAAGGGGTGGTTATTATGATTCCAAAGATTATAAAGGAAACGGGACAGCACACTAATGAAACACGCATTGATTCTTAGTTTATGTTTTCTTCCTCTTGCAGTTATCTACATAGTAATGAAGTTATCACTTTGGTTAACGTCAAGCGTATCTGAAGCAAATTATGTCAGAGAGGATGCAAAACGAGAACACGGACCATATTTGGGAGACCCATATGGAGACGTTGATGAAAAAGAAGAGGATTATTGAAACAAAGGAAATAATTGAACGAGCTATTTTTGAATGGTATTTTGAAAATGGAAAACCTGTGCCAAATTGGAAGACAAGTAAAGACCCACAATGGTGGTTGGATTATCTTGATGAATTATCTAGTAGCAATGAAAAAAATGATGATTGGTAAATTATGAAAGGCATATTTACTGTAGTGGAGTATCTTGCTTCTAACCCAATATGGATTGGACTGTGTGGAGGCAGCTTGATTATTTTGCCTATTGTAGGTATAATGCACATACACTCAAAAGCAATAAAAGATGAATGAATCATCAAAAGATATTGAAATAATTCCAATATCAAAGTTTCAAGAAAATTTTGATGATTATATGGAAAAAATTGAAATTTCTAAAAAATCATTTATAATTGAAACAGAAGATGGTTCTCAAGCAGTCATGATTCCCTTAGACGAAGAAATAATAAAAATTCATATGGAATGCAATAATGACGCATCCTAATTGCTATAAAAAAGTTAATGATAATAGAGAACCTATATTAATAGACCATGCCAAAATTTGCTATCCACCAGCAAATCCAGAATTTATAGATAAAGTAGATACTTCATACCCAGGAATAGTAATCGACTTTAATAATGATAATTATCTTATTGAAGATGGGTGCCATCGAATAGCAAAACTTCAACAAAATGGAATTTTTAAATCATTGTTTTATGTAGTGTCTATTGACGAATATAAAAAAGGTATGGTATATATGATATATGGTAATCGTAAGATTACTTTGGGTGAATGGAATCACGGTGCCTTAGAAGTAAGAGCACATAATTAAAATTTAGTCACGGATGGACTATAACAGTACTGGTCGGTAGCAATCCCCCCTCATGTCAAGATCTGATTTTTTCAGGTATATCGGTAATATTCTTCTCCTATCAGGATACTTTTTTCTGCTTTGGGGAGATATGAAGGTAGGACTATTCGTAAAATGTATTGGGAATATATTTGTTATTCCTTTTGCAATCAAATATAAATTTTGGGACATTCTTTTCTTATGTGGCTTTTATGCTGCGATTGAAATACCTAAACTTATTCAACTTTTCCTAGTTTCGCAAAACTAGGTGGTGGAGCCGAGAAATCGAAACCTGATTACACACAAACACACGGGAGAAATAAAATGACACCTTACGAATTGCGATTTGAAATTTTTAAGCAAGCATATAATATGCTGAACGACCAGTTTAGTGTAGAATATGATACTGCTCGTTGTTGGAATGAAGATCCAAAAAATATAGTAAAGATGGATTATCCAGATTTTCCATCACTGAAACAAGTTTTAGAGCAAGCAGAAATTATTAATAGTTTTGTAAGTTCTAAGTAGGTTTCCAATTTTTCCTCAAAGAATTGGTGGTGCGGATGGGATAACTCCCGCCTGGTTAATATTTCCAGTTAAAAAATAAATTAATACTTCTAAAGAAGGGTTGCAAAAACCCTTCTTTTTTAGTATGATATATACTAAAGAATTATTATTTTTTGATTTAAAAATGAGTCAATACATTAAAACAGCACTTGTTCTTGGTGCTGGTGGCTTTATTGGAAGTCATATGGTAAAAAGACTTCGTTCTGAAGGTTATTGGGTCCGTGGTGTAGACCTCAAATGGCCAGAATTTTCTCAAACTGAAGCAAATGAATTTGTGCAGGGAGACCTTAGGGATGTAGATTTCGTTAAGAGAGTTATTGAATATAAAGGTGAACGTGGGAATTTTTATAACTCAGTTCCGTATCAATATATCGAATCTTTTGATGAAATATATCAGTTTGCTGCCGATATGGGTGGTGCTGGATTTGTTTTCACTGGTGAAAATGATGCAGACATCATGCACAATTCAGTATCAATTAACTTGAATGTTCTTGAAGAACAACGTAAATTAAATGAAAGAATCGGCAAAAACATTACTAAAATTTTCTATTCTGGTTCTGCTTGTATGTATCCTGAGCATAACCAACTTGATCCCGATAATCCTGATTGCAGGGAGTCTTCTGCTTATCCTGCCAATCCAGACTCTGAATACGGTTGGGAAAAACTTTTTAGTGAGCGTCTATATTTTGCTTACAATCGTAATTACGGTATTCCTGTCCGTGTTGCTAGATATCATAATATATTCGGACCAGAGGGTACATGGGAAGGGGGAAGAGAAAAAGCTCCTGCTGCGATTTGTAGAAAGGTGGCATATCTTCCGACTGAGGGAGGTGCTATCGAAGTATGGGGAGATGGAAAACAAACTAGATCTTTCCTCTATATTGATGAGTGTATCGAAGCAACAAGAAGAATGATGGATTCGGACTTTATGGGTCCAGTTAATATTGGTTCTGAGGAAATGGTGACCATTAACCAGTTGGTAGAAACTGCAGCAAGAGTTTCCAATAAGAATGTACAAAAGGAACATATTCCTGGACCTCTTGGAGTTCGTGGTCGTAACTCTAATAATGATTTAATTCGTGAAAAACTCGGGTGGGATTACTCCCAAACACTTGAAGAAGGTATTCGCAAAACATACGAATGGATTAGTGCTCAAATTGCTAAGAAAAGTTCATGAGTTGGAGAAATTCACTATTAGACATTGCAGTTAATGACTGTAATACTTTTGATAAAGAAGAATTAAAAAACTATTCTGTATATCAGTTTGGTGTTTTTAATGGTGGGTCTATGAAAGAAATTGCTTCTATTTTAAATAAGCATAAGATAGAAGTTAATACCTTTCACGGGTTTGATGTTTTTACTGGAATGCCCAAAGAAACAGCAGAACCAATTTTTCAGGACTCTTGGAACCCAGACATTTTTCCAGATGAATTTAATGTGCTAAAATACATGAATCTGGAAACACCAGAAGATTGTGCCAAAAGCATTCAAGGAGAAGTTCAAGGAATTTTTTCATCAAAAGAAAATAAAACAACAGTATCAGTTGTTGCTGGATTAGTTGAGGAAACTTTGCCAAAACAGGAAGATTTAAAACCAGCATTTTATGTTGATTTTGATTTGGATATTTACTCTCCAACAAAATATGCTTTTAGTTATTTGATGGAAAATAATCTGATTGTCCCTGGAACTTTAATCGGTTATGATGACTGGGGTGGAACACCTGGATTTGAAGAATTCAAAGATGGTGAATCCAGAGCACATAAGGAGATTCTAGACGAGTGGGGAATCTCTATGACTAAATTATATCAAAATGGATATGCTTATCCACACGTACAAACTCTTTGGATAGTAGATAGTTTAGAATGAAAATTTCAGTTTTAGGTTCAAGTGGTCAGGTTGGAGCATACTTGACTGAATATCTTCGTGGAAAAGGACATACCGTTAATGAATTTGATGTCGTTAATGGACCAGAACAGGATATGACTGTTATCCCAAATCAAAACTTGGAGGATAACATTAAAGATTCTGATTTTGTATTCTTCCTTGCATTTGATGTTGGTGGTTCTCGATATCTGAAAAAGTATCAACATACGTTCCAGTTCATTGATAACAATGCTCGTTTGATGGCAAATGCCTTTGGACTTCTTAAAAAATACAATAAGAGATTCGTATTTGCATCATCCCAAATGAGTAATATGAGTTATTCTCCATATGGTGTGCTTAAGAATGTTGGGGAACTCTATACTAAATCATTGAATGGTCTTATTGTTAAGTTTTGGAATGTGTATGGTATCGAAAAGGACCACGATAAAGCACACGTCATCACAGACTTCATTCGTAAGGGATTTGAAACTGGTGTAATTGACATGCTTACCGATGGTCAAGAAGAACGTGAGTTTCTTTATGCAGAAGATTGCTGTGAAGCACTAGAGGCAATCATGGAAAATTACAATGATTTTACCTCAGAAGACAATCTTCATATTACCAGTTTCCATTCCACTAAAATTATTGATGTTGCCTCAATTATTTTGGGTCAGTTTAATTTAATTGGTAAGGAAGTTAATGTTCAACCATCGGAGCAAAAAGATAGTGTTCAGATGGATAAGAGAAACAAACCAGACACATATCTGACTAAGTGGTGGATGCCAAAAACAACTATAGAGCAAGGTATTGCTAAAGTATTCGAGGCAATGAAGAATGAGCAAATTTAAGATTAATCTTTATTGCAACGATTCTCTTTTACCTTCAACTTCAGATAAAAACGAATCAAAGTTTACTGAGTGGGTTTATGATGGTTCGGGAGACGTTAATTTCTATGTAAATCAACGTTCTCTCGAAGCATTTTCTTCAGTTCAAACTAAACCAACTTATATTTGGTTATTGGAATCCAAGCAAATTATTAAACCAATCTATGATTGGGTGATTAAAAATTATGAGTTTGTTGAAACTAGGGTGGATGGAATTTTTAGTTGCGATAAACAACTTTGTGAGAAATATCCTAAGTTTCAATACGCACTTAGTAATGCAGCACCTTGGGTTTTAGATAGACAAATTTTTGAAAAAACTAAATTAGTTTCTATGGTTTCTTCAAATAAGTCTATGGTCCCAGGACACATAAAACGACTTGAGTTTGTGAATAAGTTTAAGGACCAAGTTGATTTATTTGGTAGAGGCATTAGGGATATTACATGTAAAGAAGAAGCACTAAAAGACTATATGTTTTCTATTGCTGTAGAAAATGCAGTCTATGATACCTACTTTACTGAGAAAATTACGGATTGCTTTGCAACAGGAACTATCCCTATTTTTTACGGATGTAAAGGAATTACTGAGTATTTTAATGAAGATGGGATTATATTTTTAGATGATGATTTTGATGTCTCTTCATTGACAGAAGACCTTTACTACTCTAAAATAGAAGCAGTTAAAGATAACTTTGAACGTTCTTTAAACCTTCCTATTGCGGAAGATTTTATCTACACTAATTATTTTAAATGAGTCAATACAAATATTTTTCGGAAAATAATGTTAAGGTTGATGGTGTAATTCACGTTGGTGCTCATCGTGGAGAGGAGATTTATGATTATGAAAAACTTGGAGCAAAAAAAATTATCTGGGTTGAGCCTAACCCAGACGTTTTTAAGGAATTGGAGATTGCTCTAAGTAGAGCACAAACAACTGTTGAATCGCACGGATTCTGTGTTGCTGCTAGTGATACGGATTCCGAGGAGATTGATTTTCATATTTGCTATGGTCCAGATGCTGGATTTATGACAGGGAATAAGGGATGTTCGTCTCTTCTGAAACCACAGGGAAGATTTGAAGAGTGGCATAAAGAAACAATTAAAGTTGAAACGGTAAAATTGGACACTTTAATTGAAAGTAATGATTTCAATTATTCTGATTTTCAACTTTTGGATATGGACACCCAGGGAGCAGAATTGCTTGTTTTGAAAGGAGCAACAAAAGTTCTTGAAAATGTTAAATATGTAACCACCGAAGCAACTTGGAATAATCCAGATTATGTTGGTAATGTGATGTTTGACGAACTTATAGATTATCTAAAGGGTTTTGGGTTTGAGCATGTAGAAACTTTCGAGCATACTTCTGATTGGGGAGATGCACTTTTTGTAAAAACTAGTAAGGAGTAAAATGGCAATTTCTTTTAATGGTCTTGGTAATGCAGGACGACTTGGAAACCAAATGTTTCAATATGCAGCAATTCGAGGCATTGCTGCTCATAAAGGTTATAACTGGATGGTTCCCCCTGCTGATGCAGACAGGTGTGATAACTATGGTTTATTTGATGCATTTAACTTGATTAATTGTAAGGAAGAAAATCAAGGGGAACAACCAAAACAAGTTATTTCCTGGAGAGAATTTCATTTTAATGAAAATCTCTTTGAGCAATGTCCAGATAATATTGATTTGGATGGATATTTTCAATCAGAAAAATACTTTAAGCATATTGACCATGAAATTCGTCAAGATTTTACATTTAAAGATGAGTGGTTAGAACCATGTAAAGAATATATTGATAGTATTGGAAATGATAAATTGGTTTTTCTTCATGTTCGTAGAGGAAATCCAAATCTACAGGGAGTGAGAGGAGAACGTTGGTCTTATCAAATGCTTCAGCAATATCATCCTCTTTGTAAATTTGAATATTATGAAGAAGCACTTAAAGAGTTTGACGATTCATATCAAGTAATTGTTTTTTCTGATGTTATTGAATGGTGCAAAAACCAAGAATTTTTTAAAGGAGACAGGTTTTTGTTCTCTGATAATTCACTAGAACTTTTCCCTGATGGTGCTTCTGTTCCTTATGTTGACCTTTGTTTAATGTCTCTATGTTCTGATGCAATTATTGCAAATTCATCACTTTCTTGGTGGGGTGCTTGGTTGATTAATAATCCAAATAAAAAAGTAATTGCACCAAAACCATGGTTTGGTCCTGCTTATAGTCATTATATTATGGATGATTTGATTCCAGATGGTTGGATTGAAAAGTATAATGACCCTAAAGAAATTGCACCAGAGGTTTGATATGAAACTTGATTTTTTAATTCCCTGTAGAATTGAAAGTGAGGACAGACTAAAAAATATAATTACATCTGTTTCTTTTCTTTTATATAATTTTCCAGAATCTAATGTTTTAGTAAAGGAAGTAGATACCAGGTCTAATTTTAAATTTAGGGCAATACCAGAAATTAAAAAGTATGCCGATACTTCTAACTTAATTCATATCTACGAAGAGAGTGATGAAAAGGCATTTCATAAGACTCGAATTTTAAATGACTTACTGGTAGAATCAAAATCAGAAATTGTGTTTAATCATGATGTTGATATGATACTTCCTATACAATCATATCACTTGGCTTATGCTGCATTGGAAGAAGATCAATGTGATGTAATTTATCCCTTTGGGTGTGGAATTTATCAATGTGCAGTCGATTATCCTATGGATGTTTATGAATCATTTTTGAATTCTAAATTTGATTATACGATTTTGGATTCAAATTCAAGACCCGCATCTTCAACTATTGGGTGGGGTCAAATGATTAAACGTCAAGTGGAAATAAATGTTGGAATGTGGAATGAAAACTTTATTTCTTGGGGAGCAGAAGATTGTGAGTTTTATTATAGATTGAATCTTCTTAATTATAGAGTTGGTAGAATTAATGATGTAGTTTATCATCTTGAGCATGGTAGAACCTTTAATTCTCATTACAATAATCCAAAATTTATGGATAACCATAAACTTTGGCAGTGGTTTAGGACTCAAGACCGAGATACTGTAGTTAAGTATTATGAGCAGCAAGCATATTTAATTAATAGGGGGGAAAAACTAAATGTTGGCATTT